TCGTGGTAAAAAACTAAAATAATAAAAGGATTAAACCCATCAAATTTAAGGTGTGTGGCTTTAGGACAAAGAAAAGAGCATAAAGGTTGGAAAGCAAAAATTATTAATGAGTGATTTGATTATATCAAAAGTGAATGAGGTATATGTTAAAATAAAATGTGAAAAACATATAGCTAAAGAACTTTCTTTGTTTTTTGAATTTTTTGTTCCTGGTTACACCTTTGTTCCAGCTTATCGCAATAAAATTTGGGATGGAAAGATTAGACTTTTCAACCTACAAACATCACAACTCTATCTTGGTTTACTTCCTTATTTGGAATCATTTTGCCAAGAGAGGGATTATGAATGGTCTTATGAAGAAGGCCTTGGATTTGAAGATGAGTATTCGGTTTATCATGCCAAGAAATTTGTACAATCATTAAAATTAGAATCAAATGGCAATCCAATTGAAATCAGAGACCATCAATTGGAGGCATACATTCATGCCATGCAAAAACGCAGAACTTTATTATTATCTCCTACCGCTTCTGGTAAATCACTTATCATTTATTTGTTGTTTAGGCAATTACTACAATATCAAAACTTAAAAGGTTTGATTATTGTTCCTACCACATCTCTAGTAGAACAACTCTATTCAGACTTTGCAGATTATTCTGGTGGAAATGATTTTAATGTAGAAGAAAATGTACACCGTATTTACCAAGGTAAAGAAAAGAACACAGACAAAGCTTTAACAATCTCCACTTGGCAGTCCATGTATAAAATGCCAAAGGAATATTTTGACCAATTTGATTATATCATTGGTGATGAGGCTCACTTATTCAAAGCACAATCCCTTACTAGCATTTTAACCTCTTGTACCAATACCAAGTATCGTGTTGGTCTTACAGGTACCTTAGATGGAACCAAAACTCATAAACTGGTATTAGAAGGTTTGTTTGGCCAAGTAAAGAAGGTAATCACCACAAGGGAATTAATAGATAAACAGCAAGTATCCGACTTTGAGATTAAATGTCTAATACTTAAATACGATGATGAAATATGCCAAGCAATGAAAGATAAGACTTATCCTGAGGAAATTCAGTATCTTATTGCCAACGAAAATCGTAATAAATTCATTAAGAATCTTGCAGTTAGCTTAGGTACAAATACACTTGTGTTGTATCAAATGGTTGACAAACATGGACAAATACTGTATGATATGATTAAGAACACCAAGAACATAGGTGATAGAAAAGTTTTCTTTGTACACGGTGGAACAGAAACGGCAGACAGAGAAGATATTAGAAGAATAATGGAGATTGAAAATGATGCGATTGTGGTGGCTTCTTTTGGTACCTTTAGTACCGGTATTAATATTCGTAATCTACACAATATCATTTTTGCTAGTCCTAGTAAAAGTAGAATACGAAATTTGCAAAGCATTGGTAGGGGGTTACGACAATCTGAAGGTAAAGAAATAGCCACTTTATATGATATTGCAGATGACCTTAGATATAAGAAACATATGAACTTTACATTAAAACATTTCATCGAAAGAGTTAAACTATATAATGAGGAGCAGTTCCCATTTAAAATTTATAAAATAGGACTAAAAAATGCAAAATGAAATTAGATTAGTCAGATTAAAAAATGGTGAAGATGTCATTGGTTATGTAACTGACGTAGAAAACGGACAATATAACATAGCAGAACCTATGTCGGTTGGTATTGATATGCCAGCTAATAGACAACCTGGTTTATTAATGAGAAGTTGGTTACCCGTTCAACTTATTAAAACCAATGAAGCCGTAATATCAAATACGGAAATAATGTTTATGATGGAACCAGATGCTGAGTTCTGTGAATATTATGTGCATACTGTGGAAAAGATTAAAGAGATGTTAAGTGCTAAGAAACTTGTGGATAGTCTTAGTGATGATGAAGTAGATGATATGATGCATGAATTTGAGGAGTTCCAATATAATGGAGATACTTTACACTAGGTACTTAATACTTATCTTCATAGGGGGACATAGCGGACTTTACACGTTGTCAAGCCGTTTGTCAACAGCTTTCTGTGGTATACTTGAAAAGAAATGAAATTATGACTGAAACAACTAAGAAAAAACCAAAACAATATGTTAATAATGGAGACTTCCTAAAGGCCTTAGTTGATTATAAGACCGCTAGTAAACTTGCCAAGAAGAATAAAACTGAACCTCCTCCTATTCCTAACTATATTGGAGAGTGTTTTATGAAGATTGCAGAAGGTCTATCACATAAACCTAACTTCATTAACTATACCTACAGAGATGAAATGATGTCGGATGGTATTGAGAACTGCCTCCAATACTTTGATAACTTTGATCCAGCTAAATCCAAGAACCCTTTTGCCTATTTTACACAGATAATCTACTATGCCTTTTTACGGAGAATTTCCAAAGAAAAGAAACAGACTTATGTGAAGTATAAAGCTACTGAACAAATGGGTATTTTGGATGAAATGGAATTAATGGAGTTTGATGATGGTACTTCCCGTCAATTTGAACTGTATGATAACATTGCCGAATTTATTGAAAACTATGAAGTGGCAAAACAAACTAAAAAAGATGCGGTAAACAAGGCCAAAGGTATTGAAAAATTCTTAGGAGAGTGATATAATGTATAAAGTGTGTTATTATCTTTCTAATAGCAGATGTTCTAAATGGTTTAAAACCTTGCGTGAAGCAACTGAGTTTGCCAACAAACAACCTATTGAAAGTGTTATTGAAATTAAACATCATGAAAGTGAACCAACTATTTTTCAAGATTAAGTTGGTGTTAGTAATATTATGAAAATTGCGATTATAACAGACCAACATTTTGGTGCTCGGAATGATTCTACTCATTTCTTAGATTACTTCAAGCGTTTCTATAGTGAAGTGTTTTTCACTACATTGGACGAACATAAGATTGATACTGTTCTTATATTGGGTGATACATTTGACCGGCGTAAGTATGTCAACTTTTATACACTTAAACAATCCAAAGAAATGTTCTTTGATGAATTGGCCAAACGAAACATCCAAGTTTATATGTTGGCAGGTAATCATGATACTTATTTCAAAAATACCAATGAGGTTAATTCGGTAGACCTATTACTCAGAGAGTATACCAATATTCAGGTCATTGATGAACCCACTACAATTGATGTGAAAGATACTGCCATCTGTATGATGCCTTGGATTTGTCCTGAAAATTACAGCGACTCCATCCAAACTATTAAAGAGACCGATGCGGAGATTTGCATGGGTCATTTTGAAATTGCCGGCTTTGCCATGCACCGTGGTATGCCATCTTTAGAAGGATTAAGTCGTGATATTTTTAAGCGTTTTGATATGGTTTTTTCTGGTCATTATCATCACCGTTCCCACTCGGATAATATTTCATATTTGGGCAACCCATACGAACTCACGTTTCAGGACTATAATGATCCAAGAGGCTTTCACCTTTTTGATTTATCTAACCGCCATTTGGAGTTTATTCAAAATCCTAATGTGATGTTCCACAAAATTCTTTATGATGATAAAGAAAATACCATTACTGAAATTACCAGTAAAGATTTAAGCAAGTATACCAATACCTATGTTAAGGTTGTGGTAATCAACAAAACCAATCCATACCTTTTTGATAAGTTCATGAGTAACTTATATAATGTAAATCCACTTGATGTTACCATTGCCGAGGACTTTACAGACTTGACAGAAGGTGTAGATGATGATATACTTGACCAAGCGCAGGACACTTTGACTATAATTAATAATTTTGTGGAAGGCATCAAAGAAGATTATATTGATAATGAAAAGCTAAAAACTGTAATGAAAGAATTATACGTTGAAGCATTAAACCAAGAACAGGCATGATTATATTCCAATCCGTCCGATGGAAAAATTTCTTATCCACCGGAGCAAGTTTTACCGAAATTAACTTTACTAAATCATCAAACACACTCATCATTGGTAATAATGGTGCAGGTAAATCCACTATTTTGGATGCCTTGTGTTTTGGTCTTTTTGGTAAGCCATTTCGTAAAATTAACAAACCACAATTATTAAATTCTATCAATCAGCAAACCGCAGTTGTTGAGATAGAGTTCTCCATTGGTAAAAAATATTACAAAGTTATTCGTGGTATTAAACCTAATGTGTTTGAAATCTATTGTGATGATGTATTGATGAATCAGGATGCAGCAGCTAGAGATTACCAAGAAGTATTGGAAAAGAACATTCTCAAATTGAGTTTTAAATCCTTTACTCAAGTGGTTATTTTAGGTTCAGCATCATTTGTTCCATTTATGCAATTATCTCCTGCTGATAGACGAAACATTATTGAAGATTTGTTGGACATTGGTATTTTTTCCTCAATGAATGGACTTGTTAAAGAGAAGATGTCCGAGATTAAAGATACCACAACCAAAACAAAATACGAAATGGAATTAACTTCTGAGAGAATTAACTTCCAGAAACAAAGTATTGAAGAACATAAGAAACACAATGAAGTGGAGATTGAGAAGAAGAAAAATGAAGTTCGGCAATCAATTGACCAAAACTTTCAATTACAAA